TTGCGACTCAAATCGTCAAGATCCGAGCTCGCCAGTCCGCGACCCTCCATCGTCGTAAATGAAGACCAATCGACATCGCTATCGCCGGCCGATGACGAGCGGTCGGCGCATCCCCCGATGAGGAGAAGTAGACCTACCGATAGAAGGGATATGGTTATGCCAAGTCTGCGGTCATTCATGGTTCCTCCTTCGGCCATCAGTTGGGATAGCATACGCGAGGAAGTTGGGGATACAGGATGAGGGCGACGCCCGGGTCAAAACGGGCCCAGTCCACTGTCGGGACCTCATTCGGCCACAGATACACTCTTTCCGGCGCCCCCCACTCCCAAGAGGGTTCCCACTCAAACGAGTACACCCACAGGATTGTGTTCGGCTTCCAAAGACTACCCTTCGTGTCAGCCCATCCCTCAAACTCAATTTCCGAGCAGTCTCCGGAAGCAAAGCATATTTCCCCGCCGATATCTGGCCACGGTTGCTCCACTGTCTCTGGTGTATACGCCACAACCATCAGACACTTCCCACGCAGACAAGCCCGGAGGTAGACAGTAACACTGATTTCCGCCGGTTGGTCTGTCACACCCTCATCCGACCAGTAGTTGTAGTGATAGAAATGGCCGGACCAGGTACCGGATTCGTAGGAGTCCGGGAGCAGCGGCACCAGTTCACCGGTACGTAGACCTTCGATTATCTCAGCGTCAGAGAAGCCCCGCTCGTGCATGAAGTCCAGGAACCGGTGGAACGCTGCCCAGTCGGCCTGTGTCATATCCTGGCCAGCGGTAATGCTCGCGTAAGGAAACGGCGCTTTCGGGACGATTGGATCGAGGTACAGGCCGGTAGGGTCCACATACACCAGCGGGTTGTTGCGCACGTAGGAGTAGCGGTTCAGCATCTGCGGGTCGCCAGGTTCGGCGACCACCGGGTCTGGCGACACGAACCGCCCCGTGAGCGTGCTGTAGAAGCGCGCCCCGTAGTTGTACAGGCCTAGCGTGCTCACCGCCTCCGGTTCCCGCTGCTGGCCCGTGAACAGCTTGTCGGTGGGCAGGGAGCCGGTCGTTGACCTCATGGCACCGTACGGGTAGTACTTCATCGTGCGCAGGTCGCCGCCCGAAGCGTCCGTGATCGTGGTCGAGCTCCCCAGGTGGTCGGCCAGAATGTAGTGTACCACACCCGCATTGTCCCGCATCGCGATGCGCCGCCCGAAGGCGGAGTAGTACTTGACGTACGTCCCGTTGGAGGGCTTCTCGTAGATGCCGCCGATGTAGACGGTCCAGGTGCCCCCGGTCATGATGCGCTTCACCAGGGCGCCCTGGCCGTCGTAGAGGTACTGGAGCCAACTGGGAAGTCTTGTCTCCTCAGCTCCGGCCCCGGTTGCGGTACTGGATGGCCTCCGCCACGTGCTGCGAGGCGATCACTTCCTGGCCCGAGAGGTCGGCGATGGTGCGGGCCAGCTTCAGTATGCGGTGAAAGGCTCTCGCGGAGAGCGACAACTGCTGCATGGCCAGCCGCAGTAGCGAGCGCGCCGGGTCCTCCAGGTGGTCCTGGCAGTGCTCTCGCACCTCGGTGGGTGTCATCTCCGCGTTGCAGATGAAGCGGGTGTCCTGGAAGCGGCCCTTCTGCACCCGGCGGGCGCCCTCCACCCTGGCGCGGATGTCGGCCGAAGGCTCGCCGGCGGTGTCTGCGGCCAGCTTCTCGTAGTCCACCCGCGGCACCTCGACGAAGATGTCGACCCGGTCGAGGAGTGGTCCAGAGATCCGCTTCTGGTAGCGGCTCACCACCGACTCGCTGCACGTGCATTCCTTGGTCGGATCCCCGTAGAAGCCGCAGGGGCACGCGTGCAGGTTCAAACTACACCAAGCTCCAGAGGGTGGTCCAGCTTTGAACTCACTGCTGCAGGCTGCCCTGCGCCGCGCCCGCGAGGGCGCGTGCCTCCTTCCACTCTGGTGGACGGACGATCAGGGGGCCTGCTGCTGCCCCAAGGGCGCTGACTGCCCTTCCCCCGGCAAACACCCTCTCACCAAGAACGGCCTCGACGACGCCTCGACCGACCCGGCCATCATCACGCGCTGGTCGACGAGGTGGCCAAGGGCCAACATCGGCGAGCGCACCGACAACCACCCGCGCGTCGACATCGACCTCCTGGACGTGGCGGAGGAGCTTGCAAAGGATACGGCACTCCCCCTTGAGACCGAGGTCGTTCGCAGCCCCAGCGGAGGTCTCCACATCATCCTGGCCACCGGTACACCCGTCGCCTCTCGCACCCTTCACCTGGAGGACGGCCGCAAGCTCGGCGAGCTGAAGGCGGCCCGCGCCTACGTCGCCACTCCTCCCAGTGTCATCGGGAGCAAGACCTACCAGAGGCTCAGCCCCGAGGGTGTCCGGCCCCTGAAGGTCGACGACCCGGTGGAGTGGCTACGGAAGCTACTGCCCGGGTTCGGGTTTGCCCTCGCCGACGGGCCGGCCAACGGCCACCGGGACTACGAGGCCCTGGCAGGCGTCATCCACGAGGGTGAGGGCCGCCACAACGCGCTCGTCTCCTACGCAGGCCGCATCTGGATCGCGGGCATGGCACCTGCGGCTCTGGTGGGCGCCTTGGAGGCGGTCAACGAGAGCCAGTGCAGCCCACCACTACCCAACGACGAGCTCGCGGACATCGCCCGTCACTTCATCGAGGGGCGCGAGCAGCGGCGGGACAACCACCATCCAGTGATGGTGTCCCCTGGGCAGGCGCCGGCCGCCGAGCCCTTCCCGCGTACTGACGCCGGCAACGGGGAACTCTTCGCCCACCTCTACGGGGACCGGGTGCGCTTCGACCACCGGCGAAGGCGCTGGCTGGTCTGGGGAGGGCACTGGTGGTCGGACGACAACGACGCCGAGGTAAGGCGGCTGGCCAAGACCGCCGTGCGTCACCGGTACCTTGACGCCGCAAGCATCTCCGACCTGACCGAGCGCGCCGCCGAGTCGAAGTTCGCCATCGCCAGCGAGAACCGCCAGCGGCTGGACGCGCTGCTGGCCCAGGCACAGGCCGAGCCGCCCATCAGCGACGCCGGCGAGTTCTGGGACCACGACCTCTGGCTCCTGGGCGTGGCCAACGGCATCGTCGACCTGCGCAGCGGCACCCTGCGCGCTGGCTGCCCCCAGGACCGGATCACGCTGCACAGCGACGTCTCGTTCGAGCCCGAGGCCCGCTGTCCGCGCTGGCTCAAGTTCCTCGACGAGGTCTTCGGCGGCGACCAGGAACTCATCGACTACATCTGGCGCGCCGTGGGCTACAGCCTCACCGGAGACACGTCGGAGCAGTGCGTCTTCACCTGCCATGGCTCCGGCGCCAACGGCAAGAGCGTGTTCCTTTCCTCCCTCCGTGCCGTCGCCGGGAGCTACGTCTACAACGCCCCCTTCTCCACCTTCGAATTGGAGGCGCGCACTTCCATCCCAAACGACCTGGCGGCGTTGGCAGGACGGCGCCTGGTGACGGCCTCCGAAACGAATGAAGGCGTGCGGCTGAACGAGGGGAGGCTCAAGGCGCTCACCGGCTGCGACCCAGTCACTGCCCGCTTCCTGCACGGAGAGTTCTTCACCTTCCGTCCCGTCGCCAAGTTCTGGCTCGCCGTCAACCACCGGCCACGCGTGACGGATGACTCCCACGGCTTCTGGCGCCGAGTGCGCCTGATCCCGTTCCTGCAGCAGTTCAAGGGGCAGGCGGAGGACAAGAACCTGGTGGCCCGTCTGGAAGAGGAGTTGCCGGGCATCCTCGCCTGGGCGGTCCGGGGCGCGGTGGCCTGGCACAAGCGAGGCCTGGAGCCGCCGGCCGCCGTCCTGAACGCCACGGAGAGCTACCGAACCGAGTCCGACCCGATAGCCCAGTTCCTCGAAGAGCAGTGCGTCCTGGAGGATGGCTGCGTCACCCCTGCTACCGTCGCCTACAAAGCCTACACGGCCTGGGCCGCAGAGCAGGGGATGAGCGAGCGCGAGGGGCTGACCGCGACGGGGTTCGGCCGCCGGATGGCCGGCCGGTTCGACAAGAGGCACGCCCGCAGCGGGAACGTCTACGCAGGAGTCGGCCTGCTGTCTGAGGTCGCCCCGGAGGGGTCACGGTGAAGGGTTTGGTGTCGTCCGAGATCGCTGGGATCGCGCGGAAGGAGCCCATGGTGAAGGGTTTGGTGAAGGGTTTTGAATCTACGATCGCCGAAAACGATGTTTTTCTCCATGTGATCGTCTTACGCGAGAAAACATGGAATAACCCTTCACAACCCTTCACCCCTTCACACGACGCCGGGGAGGGGGCGTCAGAAATCTCTGGGAGTTCGCGTCCCCAAGACCGGCGCGCAGCGGGGCTCTCACGCCCGCAAAAAATGGCTGGGGGGTATCCCCAGGGGGTGAAGCGTGGCAGGTAGGCCGGGAAGGTCGGGCCGCAAGCCGAAGCCCACGTACCTGAAGGTGCTCGAGGGCAACCCAGGGCACCGCCCGCTCAACAAGAACGAGCCGAAGCCCGCGCCCGTGGCGCCTACCTGTCCTCGTCACCTCTCAGACGAGGCCAAGAAGGAGTGGCGCCGCATCGTCCCCCAACTGGAGGCCGTGGGGCTCGTCACCCGCATCGACCGGGCCGCCCTTTCCATGTACTGCGAGGGCTGGGGCCGCTGGCTGGAGGCCGAGGAGGCCCTGAGGAGATTCGGCGTCATGGTGAAGTCGCCCAGCGGCTTCCCCATGCAGTCGCCCTACCTGGCGGTGGCCAACAAGGCCATGGAGCAGATGCGAGGGCTCCTGACCGAGTTCGGCATGTCGCCAGCCAGCCGGACGCGCATCTCGGTGCAGGAGCCGGACGACGCCGACGCGGAGTTCGAGGCGCTGTTGGACTGAGTAGAGGAGGAACGAACCTCATGCCACGCCGCCCGCTCAGGCCCTGCGCCCAACCCGGCTGTCCCGCGCTCGTGGAGAGCGGGCGCTGCCCGGATCACGATACGAAGCGGCAGTACTACCGCGACCACCCGCGAGGGAGCTCCACGGCGCAGGGCTACGGGCAGCGGTGGCGGCTAGCGAGAGAGCGGTTCCTTCGGGCGCATCCGCTGTGCGTCCGATGCGGGTCGGTCGCGACCGTGGTCGACCATAGGGTGCCGCACCGGGGCGACCCCGCCCTGTTCTGGGACGAGGGCAACTGGCAGTCCATGTGCAAGCAATGCCATGACGCGAAGACCGCGCGGGAGGGGCGGTGGGGGAGGCGGTCGATATTTTCAGGCTCGGCGGCCCTGGGGAGCGCTGCCGAACCCTTCTCCGACCCTGTACGGGTTTTCCCAGAAAGATCACATAGCCAGGGAGGAACGGTAGGTGGGTGAGAGGGGACCATTGCCCAAGCCTTACGCCCGCCGCCGCAACCGGCGCCAGACCAGCGGCAAGTCGGTGATGGTCGGCCGTCCACCCATGCCGCGGAGTCTCCCGGCCGAGGCGAAGGCCGAGTGGCGGCGGATCATCGGAGAGCTGGAGGCAGCCGGACTGGTCGCCAGCATCGACAGGGCCGCGCTCGTCCGTTACTGCACCGCCTGGTCGGACTGGGTGGAGATACAGGGGCTGCTGGAGCGCTCGGGCAAGCTGCTCAAAGGGGCACGCGGGCACTTCGTGCGCAACCCGCTCTGGTTCATGAAGCAGGACGCGGAGCAGACCCTGGCGGAGCTGGGCCGGCAACTGTGCCTGACGCCCATGGCGCGGCTGCGGGCCGGAATAGCGCATGAGGTGCCAAAGGAGGAGGGAGAGAGCCCGGCCCTCATTGCCATCGAGGAGTACAGGAGGAAGCTGCAGGGATGAGAGAAGGGAAGGAGAAGCGAATGACACCAGCGACAGCCACGCCTGAATGGCTATGAGCGAA